CAATGGCTTACCCCACGATTGACAAGCCGTACGGCTTGAAGCCGATCAATCTGATCGGCGGGCAGGTGTACGCCGGTTCGACCCGTCTGATGGCTATCGCCAGCGGCGAAGGCACCTCCATTTACTTTGGTGATGCCGTCAAGCTGAGCGGTGGTTACATCACCCGCGATCCGGCTGACTCTGCAATGGCTCCGGTCGGTGTGTTTGTTGGCTGCACCTATACCAACCCCACCACCAACCAGAAGGTGTTCAGTCAGTACTATCCGGCTGCTACCGTTGCCTCGGACATCCAAGCATACGTGGTCGATGACTACGATGCGCTGTTCAAGGTCGCTGTCGTTTCCGGAACCACCGTTGTCAGTGGCGTCACGCAAACTGCAGTCGGCTTCAACGCCGCCTTGCAAGACAACACCGGTTCGACCTTCACGGGCGATTCGGCGGTTGCGCTTCTGGTCAGCAGCGTGGCCACGACCAACACCCTGCCGGTCCGCATCGTTGATGTCGTTCCGGATACCCGCAACTCGCTGGGTTCGTATACCGAAGTGATCGTGAAGTGGAACTTCGGTATGCACGCCTACCAACGTGCCGAAGGCAACGTCTAAGGAGACTGAATCATGGCTATTTCTCGTTCCCAACTACTCAAGGAACTTCTGCCGGGTCTCAATGCGCTGTTCGGCATGGAATACTCGCGCTACGGCGAAGAGCACAAGGAGATTTTCGAGACCGAAACCTCCGAGCGTTCCTTCGAGGAAGAAACGAAGCTGTCGGGCTTCAGCGCCGCTCCCGTGAAAAACGAGGGCAACGCGATTGCGTATGACAATGCGCAGGAAGCTTGGACCGCCCGTTACAACCACGAAACCATCGCACTGGGTTTTGCGATCACCGAAGAGGCGGTCGAGGACAACCTGTACGATTCGCTGTCCAGCCGCTACACCAAGGCTCTGGCTCGCGCTATGGCCTACACCAAACAGGTGAAAGCTGCCTCGGTGCTGAACAACGCATTCGCGGCAAGCGGCTACAACGGCGGCGACGGCAGATCGCTGTGCAACACGGCGCATCCGCTGGTTTCCGGTGGCACCAACAGCAACACGTTCACGACCCAAGCCGACCTGAATGAGACTTCGCTGGAAGCAGCGGTAATTCAGATTGCTGGCTGGACCGACGAGCGTAGCCTGCTGATCGCTGCCAAGCCCCGCAAGCTTGTGGTTCCGGTCAACCTGATGTTCGTTGCGACCCGCCTGCTCCAAACCGAGCTGCGTGTTGGTACCAACAACAACGACATCAACGCGATCAAGAACAACGGCTCGATCCCGGAAGGCTTCACGGTCAATCACTACCTGACCGACACCAATGGCTGGTTCCTGACCACGGACGTGCCGAACGGCCTGAAACACTTCGTTCGCGCCCCGCTGTCGAACAGCATGGATGGTGATTTTGACACGGGCAACGTCCGTTACAAGTCCCGTGAGCGTTACAGCTTCGGCTGGTCTGATCCGCTGGGCATTTTCGGTTCCAGCGGCGCTTAAGTCGTAGAATCAAGCACTTAGCGTAGAGATTAGGCCCACTTCGGTGGGCCTTTTCTTTTGTGTTGACTACCCCGCCGCCTTTGATCTATATTACCTGTAACTAAGTCAAAGGAGGTTGTATGAGCTACCCAAAGACTCGTAAAGGAGCAAAAGAACAAGGCGCTACGCACTACTTCACTGGAAAGCCCTGCAAACACGGCCATATCGCCCTGCGCAAGACCAAAGGTGCGTGTATTGAGTGCCTGCGTATGGAGTGGCAACAGGGGGCGGAAACGCGTCGTGAATATTTCCACGGCTACAATCGTCGAGAAGAGATTAAAGAGCGGAAGCACGAGTGGTATTCACGAAACCGAGACAAAGTTATCGATCGGGCTAGGACTCGTCCGGCGGCAGTTATTCGCGGATACCGCAATACGTGGAAACAAAATAATGTTGCACAGATTCGGGCGGATACCAAAGCGCGGCGGCGTAAGCATAGGCAAGCCACTCCGAAATGGCTCACGCGCAAGCAGAAGTCAGAAATTCGCCAGATTTATCAAATTGCTATAACCATGTCGCAGACCACTGGCGAGCAGTACGTCGTAGATCATATTGTGCCACTTCGCTCAGACGCGGTTTGCGGGCTGCATGTACCATGGAATCTCCGAGTTATCACTCAAACCGAAAACCTCAAAAAGTCCAATCAACTCATTGACGCCCCCGTAACCACCTGATATAAAGTGACAAGACCCCAGATTTTCACTCGTATCGACTGGCTGGGCAGACTTGTTAGAGACGATACGGGGATGTGCTAACACACGAAAGGTAAAACATGGCTATCACCACTATGGACGGCCCGATCCGGTCGCTCAACGGTTTCTACACCCAAGGCCCCGGCTCCACCATCGCCCTCTCGACCACCGCTGACACGACCCTGACGGTCGCTCAACACGCAGGCCACATCCTGACGTTTGCTGGCGGCGCTCTTGCCGGTAACATCACGCTGACGCTGCCCGCGATCAACACCACGGCAGACCCCGTTTCGGCTGGCCCCGGCGCAGACCCCAACACCAGCAACAACATCGGCGTGACGTTCACGATCTGGATCACCGGCACGATCTCGGCCAACTCGCTGAAGATCGGCACTACCGCTGCAAGCGGCGATGTGTATGTCGGCGCGGTCACCGTGGTCGATTCGGACACCGCTGGCACCATCAACGGCTACGTCCCCGCAGCCACCAACGATTTCATCAACTTGACCTCGACCTCTGGCGGCATTTCCGGTTCTTGGCTGGTGATCACCTCGCTGGCTGCTGACAAGTATGCGGTCAACGGTGTGCTGCTCGGAACTACGCCTGCTACCCCGTTTGCTGACTCCTGATAGGAGGGCGCTGTGAGACCAATTCGAGTAACAGTTAGCTCGGCTACGGCGTCCGCAGCCCTTCCGCTCGACCAGTATATTTCGCCGTTCAACATCGGGTTGGGCGTCAGCCTCAGTGCTGGCGCTTCCCTGACCTACACGGTGCAGCATACGTTCGATGACGTGTGGGCGGCTGGTTTTGATCCGGCCACGGCAAACTGGTTCAATCACGCGACGATGGCGAGCAAAACCACGTCGTTTGACGGCAACTACGCATACCCCGTGACCGCGATTCGACTCAATGTGACCGTCTACACCAGCGGGACTGCAACCCTGACTGCTGTGCAGGCGGGCATCAATAACGGCTAGAGGTGAGCATGAATCTGAATCCAAGAGAGCTTCAGAAATTCTACGATCTGTGGGCTCCGATGCTTCAGGCTTTGCCTGCGGTTATTGAAGCTGCAGACCGTGAAGAAGAACTGAAACGCGGCGTCGCAACCCTTGAACGGCAGCTTCAGACCGTTCAGCAGAGGATCGCTGATGAAGAGGCTCGTATCGAGCCGGTTCGCAAGACGGTCTCGGAGAATATCCAGAAGCTGAAGGAGAGCCAAGCGGAAGCCGAGCGCGGGTTGAATCAGTACGTGGCCGACGCGAAAGCGCATATTGAGAAGGTCGATGCCGAGGTGGAAGAGAAGGTGGCCGCGATCAACGAGCGGGCGAAGGCTGCAACCAATGATCTGCGTGTTGTTGAGCGTGATCTGGCTGCAGCAAAAGCCAAAGCTGATGCCGAGCTGAAGCAGCAGAAGGCAGGTATCGAGGCAGAGATTGCCGAGCTCGAATCGAAGCGGGCTTCTGTTGAGGAAGCTCTGGCCAGCCTTAAAGCCAAGATCGGCTGATCATGACCGGTGTTGTTGGTAGTGGCGTCAGTTACTACTATGACGGCGACAGTGCTGAACAAGAGTTTACTCATATTGTCGGCACTGTTACCGCATCTGGTGATACCACCATCTACACCCCGACAGCCGGGAAGAGAATCCGTCTTCGTTGGATTTATGCCATCAACGATCCGGGCTCTGCAGCTTCTCCGTTGATCAAGATATCGCTTGGCTTGCAGGAGAAATACCGGGTCTACGCGATCAGCAAACGGCAGATGACAACCGGGGTAGTTGATGCGCCATTGATCGTAAACTTGAGTGAAGCCGCCGAGGTGGCTGTCACATTTCTTTTAGAGGAAATCTGAAATGCCAACCGCTTCTTATGCCAAATACACCTCTGGTGTAGAGTTTCTTGTTGAGGTCATCAACGCTGGAACTGATGCGTGGAAAGTTGCCCTGTCGAACACGGTCAACGTAGCTGACACCACCTTCACCCCGGGCACGACCGACCTTGCCACCGGCAACGGCTACACGGCTGGCGGAAACGCCGCCACAACGAGTTCCTCGACGCAATCTGCTGGCACCTACAAGCTGGTGCTGAACTCCCCGGCAACGTGGACGGCTACCGGCGCTGTTGGGCCGTTCCGTTATGCCATTCTGTGGGACAGTACTACCTCGCAGCCTGTTGCCTACTGGGACTACGGTTCGTCCATCAACCTGACTACCGGTGATACGTTCACCGTGACTCTGGACGGCACGAATGGCGTCTTTACTGTTGGCCCGTAATGGGTGAATGATGTATGCCTTTCAGCTTGCAACCATAAACTGCCTCCCCTCTGACGAGGGGGCGGTAACCTTCAGTGTTGATTTTTACATCGAAACTGTCGGATCAGTATCTGTAACCACTTCAGTTCCCGAAGGGACTGCTGGGCCCCAGATATCTGATGCGGTAAGGGCTGCGGTCATAGACAAAGCTCTTGAACAAGGCATTACTCTGAACCCGGATAACATCATCCGACATCTGTACATAACAGGATAACCATGATTTATCTGACCGCCACCACGGACACGATTGAGGTTGTAACGACGACAACTGCCGCTATTGACGTGCAGGCAAACTACATTGATGCCGCGAGTTCCACGCTGGTTCCAAGCGGCGCTGGCCGTCAAAACACGGCCATTTCATCCATTGCAACAACTACTGTGTTGTCGGCCCCAGCAGCAAGCACGACCAGAACCCTGAAGCAGCTTACGATCCGCAACAAAAGCACGAGCGTCTCAAATACGGTGACACTGCAATACGATCAGAACACCGTGCAGTATGAGATTTATGCTGCAACTTTAGAGCCCGGTGCGGAGCTTATCTATATCGAGGGTCTTGGGTTTAATGTCTACGGAACATCAACGTCAGATCGTCTTCTGACGAGTTCTGAATCCGGTTGGACGCAGCGTATTATCATGCCGCCGCTTGCGCACCACGGCACGATCCACACGTTCCTGATGATCAGCGGAACGGCGTATTACTCTTACTTGGGGCGCGTTGCCACTGCGATCACGCCGAAGTTCATTGAGTTCTATGTAACCACTGCTGGCGCTGGCGCACAGACTGCGGAAGTTGGTTTCTACTCGACTCCTTTGTCCCCCAACAAGACAGCGCAGACGCTGACTCGCCTTGTGGCTACCGGCACATTAAACTCATTGACCGCGACCGGCGTTTGCCGAAACACCACTGCCTTCGCAACGACTATCCCTGCTGGCACCCATCTGTGGGCGGCATTCCGAACCGCAATGGCAACCACTCAGCCGACTGTTGGTGGTATTGCTTCTGACTTGTCGCAGGGCAGTATTCTGACGACCACTGGTGGCGGCGCACTGACCGGCGTGGCAACTGCTTCGGGGCTGATTGTTGCCGCATCAACCGCTACAACGTGCCCATATATGTCCGCAACTTTGGACTGAGGACTGAGATGTGGCTCAACAATTTCAGTTCGACTCAGAAGGGCGACCGCTAGGGTGGTTTGACCCCGATGTAGCTGGGCCGTTTGACCGCCAGATATTCGATTCTGGCGGAGCCACCAATTTCACCCTCGATGCCCTTGCGGGCTCTTACGCCTACACAGGGCAAACCGCCACACTTGGTCGATCCTACTCGCTCACCGCTAATGCGGGGAGCTATGCTTACACCGGTCAGACGGCCACCCTCAAGCGCGGGTATTTCCTTACCGCGAACGCAGGGGCATACGCATACACCGGCCAGACCGCTGGACTAAATACCGCCCGGAAGATTACGGCGAATGCGGGCAGCTACGCATATACCGGACAGACTGCGGTTCTCAAGCGGGGCTACGCCCTCACAGCCAATGCTGGCTCTTACGCCTACACAGGTCAGACTGCTGGGCTCAAGGTTGCCAGAACGATTACGGCAAACGCCGGTAGCTACGCATACACAGGGAAGAACGCAACATTAGGTCAGGGAAGGTCGATTACCGCGAACGCAGGAAGCTATGCGTATACCGGTCAGACCGCAAACCTCACCTTCACGGCTGGGACGACAAACTACACGCTTACGGCCAATGCCGGATCGTATGCCTACACTGGCCAGAGCGCCGCGCTGTCTCGTGGACGGTTCCTTACCGCCACCGCCGGAAGCTACCCATACACCGGTCAGAACGCATCCCTGTCCAGAGGGCGGACTCTTACCGCCAGCACCGGCTCTTATGCCTACACCGGACAGTCAGCGATTCTGCGTGTTGCGCGGGGGATTATTGCCAACGCAGGGTCGTATGCCTACACCGGCCAGAACGCAACACTCGGACGCAACAGAACGCTTTCTGGCAACGCTGGGGCCTATGCTTACACCGGGAAGAACGCGACTCTCGTTTACTTCTCGCCATACCCTGCGGAAGCTGACGTTCGTTTGGGGGTCATTTACGGCCCCGGCGGCATCTACACGGGCACCTACGCGCCGCCTGCAGCCAAGCAACCGATCTACATATTTGACGATTAAGCGGGTTGCAACTTGGCCGGGAATCCGGATAATGTAATTCGAGACTTTTGGCGTTCGCGGGGAACTCATGCAATCTCAGCAACAATTTGATTTGTCAGGCAAAAAACTGTTCATCGCCATACCGGCGTATGACTTCAAAGTGTCGATCAAGATGCTGGGTTCGCTCATTCAGTTTTCACAGCAGACCTCGCAGCATGGCATCGGCTTTGAGCTTGGCACGATCTCCGGTTGTTCTGTTGTCTCCCGCGCTCGCAATCTTCTGGTGAGCGACTTCCTCGCCTCTTCCTGTGATTCATTGCTGTTCATCGACGCTGATATGTCGGTGAATCCTGACGACATCCTTCGTCTCTTTGCGTTGAACCAACAGCGCGACATCGTTGGTGGTGTTGGATGCGCCCGCAAGCTGCCAGCGACGTATTACTCCAAGATGGACAAAGATGCGGAAGGCAACATCGTGATGGACGCGATGGGCCTTGTCAGAGCCGAGAGCCTCGGCACCGGCTTTATGTGCATCCGTCGCAATGTCATCGAAGCGCTGGCCGCAGCGCACCCCGAGTGGGAATACTTCGATGCAACAGCGAACCGCAAGCTCCATTCTGTTTTTGATTTCAAATCCACACCCGCAGGCTACATCGGAGAAGACTACCTCTTCTGCGAACGCGCTCGCGCTCAAGGGTTCTCGGTGTGGATTGACCCGACTATCAAGCTGGGTCACTTCGGTATCCATGAGTATCATGGAGATTTCGGCAATGACATTCTCTACCCGATGATCCAAGCTGCTCAGATCGAGGAAGAGGAACCGTTAAGGGTGGCATATGGCTAAGAGTCCGGCATGGCAACGAAAAGAAGGCAAAAACCCGAAGGGTGGTTTGAACGCGAAGGGGAGGGCCTCATACAACGCGGCCAATCCCGGAAAGCCCGGATTGAAGAGGCCGCAACCCGAAGGTGGCTCAAGGAGAGACAGCTTCTGCGCTCGCAGCGCTGGGCAGATGAAGATGTGGCCGAAGGCGGCGAAGAACCCTAAGAGTCGTTTACGTCTTGCGAGAAAAGCATGGAAATGTTGACCTGCACGAAGTGCAAGTCCGAAAAACCCGCAAATGCGGAGTATTTTCCGTCGCACAATAAAAAACGGAACGGGCTTGATAGCTGGTGCCGTGCGTGTCGAGCCAACTATCGCAGTGGCATAAACCGAGGTATGCACCGCGCTGTTATGAGTGATGCTGATCTCATCGAGTTGAAGGCCAGCGTAAAGCAGTGTGTAATCTGTGGCGATACAGGCCCACTCGTTGTTGACCACTGCCACGCAACCGGAGCAGTTCGCGGTATGCTATGCAACCATTGCAACAGAGGGTTGGGGCATTTCCGAGACGATCCGATGCTGCTTGAATTTGCGGCGCAATATTTGTTTGCCAGTGCAGATGCTCCCGAATGGGAAGCGTATTGCAAGGCTCACGAAGCATGGAAGTGCTAAGTCATGGAAATGATGCTGTGGAACGCTGTGCTATCGTTCGTCGTGGCTGGGATGGCCATGCTGCTTAAAGGCAAGATGGACGAACTTGGTCGGCTCAGTATATTGCTGAATCGCACCCGCGAGGAAGTCGCCCGCGAACATATCACTCGCAAGGAAGTGGACGACAAGGTAGACCGGATTGTTGAGCGCTTCGACAGCGGGTTTAAACGCCTCGAAGAGAAGATTGATGACCTTGCAAAATCGCAAAGGAACTGACATGAACGACCAACCCAAAGGCCCAGCTCTTGACGATCTCCGTCGCCAGCGCAAAGAACAGCTTGAAGATAAGGCTGCTGCGGCGGCTTACGACCGGGCCCGTACATACCCTGAAACCCCCAAGGCAGAAAAGAAAGCCAAAGGCGGTTCCGTAGGCTCCGCTTCCAAACGCGCAGACGGCTGCGCTCAACGTGGTAAAACGAAAGGACGGATGGTATGAAAAAGACGAAGCGATATGAAGACGGTGGCGCTGTGGGCGACGCCGCACGCTCTGCGCGACTTAAAGTAAAAGACAAACGACCTGCTGACGAGCGTGCAGACGAAAACCGCCGTGGTAGGGGCGCGGTGGCCAATGTTGTCAACGAAGCGATTTCGGATGTTCAAGATAGGACCATTACGCCTGTGCGGAAGGGGTTGGAACGTGCAAGTGTCGGGTATAAAAAAGGCGGCTATGTACGTGCCGCTGATGGCATTGCTCAACGTGGCAAAACCCGGGGTCGAGTTATCTGATGCCTTCCAAATCTCCAGCCCAGCATCGCCTTATGGCAGCTGCCGCCCACAACCCGGCGTTTGCCAAGAAGGTCGGGATTCCCACGTCGGTGGGGAAGGAGTTTCTGCAAGCCGACAAAGCCAAGGGCTATAGTACGCAAGCCAAAATCAACCGGCCCAATACCGCTCATGGTAAGCTTGACATGCCGTTTCACTCCGTTCAATCCAAAGCTAAAGGTGGCGAGATGAAAGAATCGAAAGCGATGATGAAGAAGGAAGTGGCCTTCATGCAAAAGAAGGGCGCTCCGAAGTCCATGATCAAGCACGAGAAAGCCGAAGCCAAGGGCATGAAGTTTGCTCGCGGCGGTGGTATCGAGTCTCGCGGCAAGACCAAGGGCAAGATGATCAAGATGGCCAAGGGTGGCCGGGCCTGCTGATGCGGCCCTCTCGCGGCATGGGGGCGATCGCCCCCAGTAAAATGCCCAAAGCCCGGAAGATCGTCCGCAAGGACGGCACCGAGCCTACCAAGCTCTTCAGCAAGGGCGGGGCAAGCCGCGTCAACGAGGCTGGCAACTACACCAAGCCGGGTATGCGCGAGTCGCTGTTCAAGAGCATCAAGTCTCGGGCGGTGCAGGGTACTGGGGCTGGACAGTGGTCGGCCCGTAAGGCGCAGTTGCTGGCCAAGCAGTACAAGGCCAAAGGTGGCGGATACAAGGGATGAAAGCTCCCCAGCAAAGCCTCAAGGCATGGACGGCGCAGAAGTGGCGTACCAAGTCCGGGAAGCCCTCCAGCAAGACAGGAGAGCGGTATCTGCCTGAAGCTGCCATCAAGTCGCTCAGTTCCGCTGAATATGCTGCCACCACCGCTGCGAAGCGCCGTGGCAAGCAGGCGGGCAAGCAGTTCGTGAAACAGCCGAAAGGCATCGCCAAGAAGACCGCGAGGTTCCGATAATGGCCTACAAGACGACCGACACGACCGACTTCAATCTCGACCTGAACAGCCTCGTGGAAGAGGCGTTTGAGCGTTGCGGGAAAGAGCTGCGTTCGGGCTATGACCTGCGCACGGCGCGGCGGTCGCTTAACCTGCTGACGATTGAGTGGGCGAACCGTGGGACCAACCTGTGGACTATCGAGCAGGGTACCCAGACGTTGACCTACAACGTGGCAGACTACGACATGCCGGTCGATACGATCGATCTGCTGGACCATGTAATCCGGACTGGCACCGGGGTGAACCAGCAGGACATCAACATCTCCCGGATCAGTATGCCGACCTACGCCATGATCCCGAACAAGAACGCCACAGGGCGTCCGATTCAGGTGTGGTTCCAGCGTAAGACCGGTGCGACCAACGCCACCAACGTCGTTCAGTACCCCCAGATTCACATCTGGCCGAAGCCTGACAACTCCCAGACCTACACGTTCGTCTACTGGCGGATGCGTCGTATGCAGGATGCCGGGAATGGTATCAACGGCCAAGACATCCCTTTCCGGTTCCTGCCGCCGATGGTGGCCGGTCTGGCCTACTACCTGTCGATGAAGATTCCCGACGTGGACCCGCAGCGCAGGATGGAGCTCAAGATGGACTACGAGCAGCAGTACCAGTTTGCCGCCGAGGAAGACCGGGAGACCGCGCCGCTTCGGTTCGTGCCCCGCCAGCAGTTTATCGGCGGGTAGGGGGCGTAAGTGCCCAGTCAGTTTTCATCCGGTAAATTCTCGATCGCGGAGTGCGATCGTTGTGGGTTCCGGTACAAATTGAAGCAGCTGAAGTCGCTGGTCATCAAGACCAAAAACGTCAATATTCTGGTCTGCCCGTCTTGCTGGGAGCCGGATCAGCCGCAGTTGTCGCTTGGCCTGTATCCTGTGAACGACCCGCAAGCGGTGCGTAACCCCCGCCCGGACGTGAGCTACCGGACCTCGGGAACCAGCGGACTGCAGTTATCCCCTTCAGATGTGGGGACACCAGAGGGCGGTAGCCGTATAATTGAATGGGGCTGGGCACCTGTAGGCGGTGCCAGAGCTTTTGATGCCGGTCTGACGCCGAATGTGCTGGCCATGACCATTTCGTTAGGCACGGTTACCGTGTCGGTTACATAGGAGATTCGCATGGACGCGAAAAAAGCCGTTCGGAAGCACGAGCAGAGGATGCACCCGGGGCAGAAGCCGACCTTCAAAAAAGGTGGCCCGACCTCGATGGACATGAAGAAAGTGGGTCGTAACATGGCCCGCGCCCGCAACCAAGGGAGCAAATGATGGAACCCATCAAAAAAGTCGCCACGGTTGAAGTTGGTGCAGCCAAGAACCAAGAGTGCATCAACGACATGCGTATGTCGGTGGGCAACATCAGCTCGAAGGGTTATCCCGAGCCGAAGAGCTCCGGCATCAAAACTCGCGGTAACGGCGCTGCCACTAGAGGGACGACGGCTCGCGGCCCGATGGCTTGAGGTAAACGATGAACTACTCGACGCTGTTTGTTGAAATCAAGGGGTATCTGGAAAATGACTTCCCCAACACTTCGTTCACCGGCTCCACCGGAGCAGAGGTGTCGCTTACTAGCGCCGAGCAAATCAACACATTCATTACCCAAGCCGAACAGCGCATCTACAACACGGTGCTGTTTCCTGCTCTGCGGAAGAATGTCACTGGGTCTACCACGATCAACAACAAGTATCTGAACTGCCCGACCGATTTTCTTGCCGTTTATTCTATAGCGGTTGTGAACGGCGCTGGTGCATACAGCTTTTTGTTGAACAAAGACGTGAGCTACATCCGTGAGGCTTATCCGACGCCTACTTCGACGGGCCTTCCTGCGCATTACGCGATGTTTGGCCCGCTGTCCACGGATGAGACTGAGCTTACGTTCATTCTTGGCCCGACACCCGATGCCGCGTACGTGGTGGAACTGCATTACTTTTACTACCCCGAGTCCATCACGACCGCTGCCAGCGGGACAAGCTGGCTTGCCGATAACTTCGATCCTGTGCTGCTGTATGGCTCCTTGGTGGAAGCCTACACGTTCATGAAGGGTGAGCCCGACCTGATTGCCGCATACGAGAAGAAGTATCAGGAATCCCTGATGATGGCTAAGCGTCTGGGCGATGGTATGGAAGCCAGCGACCAATACCGGTCTGGGAAGTCAAGGGTGCCGGTATTATGACTCGGTATACTCGAAAAGAGGCGAAAGCATTAGGGCTCAATAAGTGCTATGGCGGGGTATGCCGCAAACATCCGGAGCTTGATGGGCATAGATGGGTGTCTGGTGGGTGTATTGAGTGTTCGCGTGAGTGGCTGAGAGCGCGAAGAGCGACTGATCCCGAG